ACATTTACTAGGATTTTTAGGGTAGAAAATACCCTGCCGGTAGTTTTTACAAAAGATTGACATATTCTATGTTTATATATAAGGCTAATTTTACCACCCCTGGAACGGGTCGTAATATTTTTTATTGTTGTCCATCGGTCTTTCGTCGTCATATTCGACTTGCGGATTAGGATATTCATAATGCATATCCGTATTATACGGGTCTTTTCCAGACCATGCCGAAGCTAAATTGTTGTCGTTAATCATCAATGGATCTTCGTAGTTAAACTGTGCATTAAGCGCCGAAGGCGCGACCCGGTAAATGGGGTCATTTCTATCAGACAATGTTGGCGAATCGGCCGAAATTGTCCATTTATTATCCTTATAAACCTTCAAAGTAAACGTATATGTATGAGGTTTCAAACCGAAAGCCTCTTCATAGTATTTTACGTCTCGAATTTCATAAAAATAATCGTTTGCGGGGATATAAATTATATCACCGATAGAAGGCGGTTGCGGTTCATATACTTCAGGCGTGTTCTTATCTACTCCGCCGTATGTAGAGAAATAATTGAATGCGTCGATACTTGCAAACATCTTTACAGTATCATCACCCCAAATACCTTCAAGCTGGTAAATTCTGACATTAGACGGAAGCGACTGTATATAACCATTAAAGTACCAACTACGTAGTATATAACGCAGCTGGTCTTCACCATAGAGCTTGTCACGCTTCAAATCTTCAGTGACTCGGTAGTAGACACACTTTAAACCATAAAGGTCATAGGCGTCGTTTATTGCGGAATCAACCGTGTCCTTTTCGTTATCACAGACGATATTACCGCCTTCACTCAAAGGGGCGGTAATACTCTTCATCGTATTACAAAGCCAAGAATATGCGGAAATATCAGTATTTGCCATACCTTATTTATACGGTCAAAGAAAGGCCTGAAAATGTAATAGTCCCGTTGAACATTCCTTCAGGAACAGGAACACCAACATAATCAATAGTTACCGCACCAATAAATGTCCACACCTGTTCGAAAAATATATCAAGCGTAGCATACCATTCTTCAAGTGTTGCACGTCTCGTATTATCCATGTAATCCTGAAATGCCTTACCGAATTCATCAAATCGCGCAATAGGTTTCAAAAGACCAGAAACGATTGTCTTTGGAAAAGTAGAACCAATAGGCTTTATATCAATACTGATAACGGATTTAAAAAACATTTTTTCAATGGCTTTTGTTAATCCAATGTAAAAGAAGTTTTTCTGCAATAAGATATTTAATTCACGACGATTTATCGGCTTAAATGCGAAAGAATTTACAGTTCCCAAAGGACCAACAACTGGAACTGTCGTACCTGCTGCATAAGTCGTAATAGCACCGGAAACCATGAAACACGGTTCTGTCATGTGCGATTGAAATACTTCACTAAAATAGGTATTACATGCCATCAAAATGGCAGTTTGTGATTGTTCTGCACTTGTGCTTCCAACCAAATACTGTTTTAGTATAGTTCCAAATCCTCTATGCATTATTTAACCGTTATAATTCCATTTCTTGACCATTCAATACGAATAGTTCCAACATTTCCAAAAGATGTATGAAGTTCCGTATATGTTACGGGAACAATATCATCAGCCTGGTCCATGTGATATGCAATAATAATTGCTGCTGTCTTAGACGTAAGATTCTTCACAGTATAATCATTCGGAGCCGATGTCATTTCAGTCATGCTTCCAATCATTTTTGTTTCTTGCATTGTATGCAACAAATATTCTTCACGGTCATAATGTTCGTTAAAAGTATAATTTGCGTCCCAATAAGCTGGGTCAAAATCCGGATGTTCCTTTTTAATTACATCGAGCGGATTACCACGTTCTGTCTTTAAACGAATTGGCGAATAATTTGCTGTGACAAAGTTATAGTCGTCTTTTACATAAGAATTAAACTTATCCTGCATTTTATTAGAAAACAAACAAGCTGAAAGAGGAATATCGTAGATGCTTTCAAAACTCGTTGTTTCTTCTTCCATAGTGTCCATATCAAAAGTAAGGAAAGTAACAGTCTTCAAACATCCAATATCAGAAGTTACGTATTCCTTCATTTTACTCCAGGTCCATTTTCTGGAATTAGTAATACCAGGAATTACACCGCATGTATAGATATGATACTTACCCGGTTCAAATTTATAAATCGATGGAATCTTAGTACTCGTAGTTGTCAACCTATCGAGATAATCTCTAAATACAATAGCCTTGGCAGGACTCATTTTAATATCCTTGCCATAGCTATCGATTACTCGGCTCGCATCAAATGCTACTAATTCTGTACTCATTATTCAATCTCCAAAATTAAACCGCCACTTGCTCCAGAAACATTACACGGCATTGACCAGGACTGTGTACCGTCACATTCACCCATGCCAATATTTATATACATGACATTATGTCCACGAGTATCAGTTACATACAAACCGTCCAAATCATCACAAATAATACCACTTGCAGCCGTGATGTAAGAATCAACTCTGAGGTTTTCAAGAAGACACTTTTCAGAGAACATTGCACCAAGGTGTAACGTACTACCGTCATAACGAACTTCGTCATTCATGCCATTATAATACTTACTTTCCGTTCCACGGTAGTTCGGAGTATTCAACGGATCCATAAACCAGAAACCATATTTGTCATTTCTTTCATCAATTTCAACTCTATGCTTGAACCATGTAAATGTACCATCTACAACTTTCTTAGAGAAATTGTATTTGAACTTGTCTGTTCCACCATAAGTATCAGCCTTATCAGCCTTAATACTATTACCCTTGACACCAATGTAAATTATATTAGTCGGGTCATTCTTTACATGATCGCTCATACGTGTAACCATAGTATCAGTTTTGAGATACTTAAATGGTTCGGTTGAAAGTACCGGAGAATTCGAAATTGCCGGGTCACTCCACACAGGCGTATAGTGAGAATGGAACTCGCCAACACTATTCGGATTATAACGATAACGGTCAATAATACAAAGTTCAGATTCCGGCAAGAATCCACTATACTGTGAATACCAAAGAACGTTATTACTTCCGAAATACATCATAGGTGCAAGCACCTTATTCTGAGTATAATGACCACCACGAACAAGCTGGTCATTCGAAGACTGCTTTGCAAATCCTAATCTTGATGTATTGCTAACTTCAGCATACTTAGTCTGAGAACCGAAACGACCATAACCATTTCCGTCATAGACCATGTGACCATAAGTTTCATCATCTTCATAATGGCCATAAGTAGCATTGTTAATCTTGACTTGACCCATATCGAACAAGTGGTCAAGCAAATAACCAGTAGTCTTACCACGAGTTTCAGTTTCGCTATTATCAAGAGCGAATCCGTTAACAGAAAGACACTGTGCAGAAGTTTCATCACGGTTGATTACACCAGCAATACCCGGAAGGTCAACACAAAGGTTAACAGACCAGAAGTTCGGGTCATTTGTAGGTGCTGCAAAATTCTGGTCCATAGTGAACATACCGACACGCTTGTAAACTGCTGAAGCTTCAGTATCGCCATAGTTAGGAATATTAGAAAGAGGCGATTCAAGAATCGACGGAATAGCAATATAAGTCGGTTTGATTTCAGCAATGAACGGCAATGCGATACCAAACGCATAAGAAGGTTCAATCTTACCCGTATCTTCTGTAAACTGTATATCCTTATTGGACAGATACATTGGTCCATAATAACGGAATGGGAATATATCGTTATTATCATTATCAGATTCATGATAAATACAGTTAATATTCGTAAAATGAATATACGGATATTTAGCACCTTCAACAAAATTCGTGGTATTATACTTATCGCTGATATTACAGGAGTTATATTCACAAACTGCTGCAAATGGCGCGAATCTATTATCGAAAGAAAAGTCATGCAAATCCGGTAAAGCAAACGGCTGGTATGCATACATCAAGCTACGATTATACAAACCGACACGCATACCTGCGGAAATCGGGAAACCTGCGGCGTCAACATTGTAGCCATAAGTATTACCGCTATAATCCATGGATTTTACATGAACAATACCTGTACCTGAAACATCGAAAAAGCCATTTTTATTACCGATAGCACTGAGGTTAGCTGGATTAAAGAAACATCCAGTATTTCCCGAGTATTGAATATCAAATGCGGTAATATTAACTACCTGACCAAGGTCTTCGATTCGACCCGCATCATAAGCACGTTGGTTGACATAGTAATCAAATTTGGTCTTATGAGTATTGTACAAATATGCGGAAATATTACTCATTGTCTGTTCAGTACCAAGTACAAGAGAACCGAACATTGCACCAATATTCTTGATAGATTTCAACTCAATATTATAGTTCTTACAACCGTTGAACGTATAGTGTTCAAGCATGTAAGAAACAACTGGCTTCAAACCATCTGGTTTTTCATAGTTTGCAATAAAGCATTCATTAGCTGCCTTATTACTGAAATAATTACCACCAATCTTTTCCGAATTCAAAATATGCGGAATCTTCATGGTATACACTTCATATTTCGGTTGGAGACCACCAACTTCACGCATAAACGTCAATTCAATGTCCATGGCACCAATGATATTGAATGTATTATAACTGTAATTATTATTTCCATAAATTCCCATCATGTTCAAATAATTACGTTCTTTATTGGAAGGAATATTTATTTCATTCTTGTATTCAAGTATGAAACCACCAATACTACAAGAAACAAGTTTAGTATCAGAAATAAGATAACCAGAAGTATCTACATACTTATATGCGTTAACATCGCCGCTCAAAGATACACATGAACCAATATTCATGCCGCCACCGTTATAGGTACGTTGTGGATTCATGTTATATACGGCAAACTGACTACCACCGGCATAATTGATACCGGAAACGAAACCGATATTATTAAGTTCGCAAATCTTGAGTGTCTTACCGACGTCACCATTCGGATAGTCTCTACTAGCTTCAAGTACATATTTAAAATCGTTTTCCAGCGATTCTTCATGGCCATAATTACCGTACAAATAAACAATACCTGTACAGTTCGGGTCTACCAAACCGATAGGCTGATTTATCGTTTCAAAGTTAATCAATGCAAGTTCATCAGCATAACTAAATTTAAGTCCGGAATATGACGAAGTAGTATTAACAGCTGTGACTTCACCCGAGAAGCTAGACGAATTCAATAATTCGTTAAGCATCAATTCACCAGGCATAAACTTGGTGTTTTCGTTAATATCAGGAATGTAGTATGCAGAATACGAAGAATACGATTTGTCAGTAAGCGGATTATTTGCCGGAGCACCAATCATTCCATAACGATACATCACGTGTTTATATGCGGATTGCGACATAGTAAACACGTGTGTCATCGAACCGTCAACGATTTCCTTACAACCATTCAAATTAAGTCTTATAACAGAAGTATCACCCCAGTCCCAAGTACCATCGCCCAACGTACCGCCAAATTTATTATAATACTTATAATACTTTTGAGGCGCCATTGCGGTTGTATTAAAGAAATCCAGGTTAAGTACACTGTAACCGCCGCCGTGGTTTTCCCAGAAACAGTTTCCAGCAATATTATCAGATACGAGAGTAAATGTACCTGTATCATTGCCGAAGGAAGTAATCATATCACCGTCGTCAGAAATATATCTCTGACGTTTCTCACTAATATCTGCTGCAGTAAGGTTAACACAAACGTTATTAATTGTTTTATAATCTGCGGCCTGCTTACCTGCAATACCGCCCAAGAAACCTACATAAGTTCCAGAAGTATAAGCAGAAGCATTCATTGCAATATTGGCAACGTTACCTTCATTACAACCAATCAGCAAACCGGTATTATAAGATACACGGTTGAACTGGTGCATTTTCACTGCTCTATCCAAATACTGTGTAGCAGAAATTTCATAATTGAAAATTCTCGTACCCGCAGCAGGATCACCACTCGGTGTAGACGATACCTTAAACATAGAAAGTTCAGAGCACCAGTCACCTTGTTTATCGGCAAGGAGTGCATTGGTATCAAACATCGCATTGATGTTATAAAATAATGTATGACCGGTTACTTCATACAAGTCCTTATTATTTGCAGCGGATGGATAAGCCCATTCAGCACAAGAGCTATTATCGTACGGATAGAAATAATTTACAGTCGCAGCGTCGCCTACTACTGAAATATCGCCGGCATACATACCGTTTGATTTCCAATAGCCTCTATTAATTCCGCTCATTGCTAAAGAACCGAAAACGCCTTCACCGAAATAACCGATATATGGCACAATATTTGACATAGAGTTTATGCACAAATAATCCGGATAATATCTATTAGCGTCAGGATTATCAAATGCATTACCGTCGTCATCTGTCTTATTACGAACCGGATATGCACCAGGAATAAAGTCAGTAATTGTAACGCTACCCTGGAAAAGAACGTCACTGATTAAACCGTTATTCTTACCACAAAGAAAACCGGCATTTACGTCACATGCATCATCGGTCATGTGGTCAATGCTTATCTTCTTATTGCACTTCAAGAGGTTATGACCTTTAATTCTTATAGTGCTGATAATACCAGAAGTACCAAGATAACCAATAATACCGCTGCTATTGGCATTACATTCGAGAGCAATATTTTCAATAATATAGCCGTTACCGTAGAAAATACCTTCATACGGTCTATCTACGTACATACCGATACTGAAATCGATATGCTTATAACTATTTTCTTCAGCTTTTCCATAACCAAGGTTGTCACCGAGAACGATATTGATAAAGTTATTATAAACTGGGGATTTTGAACC